CCCCCAGGTCTAAGTCTGAGACCGAATGGGGGAAAAGGTTATGCGCCCAGCAGCCAGAACTGGCGGCAAAAACCGCTGGTTTCGGCTGGCCCAAAGCCGGCGCAGAGGCAGAACGCGTGAGCCTGCGTTTGCAGGCGGCTAGGTGGCTAGAACGAACTGCATCATCAACCGCCCCTAGCCTAGAACAACGTGCACGCGTTGTCAGACGCACCGTGGAGGCTTTCAAAAGCTGTTATACCAATGCCCCACGGTGTTCCCGAGAATCCAAATTGAGCTGGAGTGGCTTCCAAGATGACTTCAAAGAGGCCATTCGCTCCCTTGAGCTAGACGCGGGTGTAGGCATCCCCTACATCGCGTATGGTCACCCCACCCATCGGGGTTGGGTTGAAGACCCCAAGCTCCTCCCAGTGTTGGCTCAGCAGACTTTTGACCGTCTACAGAAGATGTCAGAGGCCAGCTTCGAGACTTTCACTCCTGAGGAGTTGGTTCAGCACGGGTTGTGCGATCCCATTAGACTTTTTGTCAAGGGGGAGCCGCACAAACAATCGAAATTAGATGAAGGTCGCTACCGCCTCATCATGTCTGTATCATTAGTAGATCAGTTGGTAGCCCGGGTTTTGTTTCAAAATCAGAATAAACGCGAGATCGCCCTTTGGCGTTCCGTACCTTCCAAACCCGGTTTTGGCCTGTCCACGGACGACCAGGTTGAAGACTTCCTGGATTGTCTAGTTAAGGTGTGTGGGGCAGAGAGTGTCGATGCTCTCTGTGAGAATCACGGAAAATATTTAATCCCCACGGACTGTTCCGGTTTTGACTGGTCAGTCGCCGCCTGGATGCTCGAGGACGATATGGAGGTGAGAAATCGCCTTACAATCAACAACACCGAGCTCACCATGCGCTTGCGAGCAGCATGGTTGAAGTGCATCAGCAACTCAGTGCTGTGCCTATCCGACGGTACACTATTGGCTCAAGAAAGGCCTGGAGTTCAGAAGAGCGGGAGTTACAATACCAGCTCCTCGAACTCTAGGATCAGAGTGATGGCAGCCTTTCACTGTGGCGCCGATTGGGCCATGGCCATGGGAGACGACGCTCTTGAGTCTCCCAATTCCCGCCTAGAGGAATATGCTAATCTAGGATTTAAAGTCGAGGTGAGTCGAGAACTCGAATTTTGCTCTCACATTTTCCAGAGCCCGACCCTCGCCATTCCCGTCAACGCCAACAAAATGCTTTATCGATTGATTCATGGCTATGACGTGGAATGTGGCAACCAGGAGGTAGTTTCAAACTACCTCACAGCAGTATTCTCCGTCCTGCAAGAGCTCCGGTCTGATCCCGAGCTCGTTGCCAGGCTCCACCAGTGGCTGATTCCGAGTGTCGCCACAAAACAATAAGCGGGTAGCCCATCAAAGCCAGCCAAGCATACGTCAGTTGCAAGCATTGGAGGCTGTAGTCTGATTACCAAAAGCCCGACACAACGGATTATAAATTTCTTAGTGGATTTGCTGCCGGATTCATTGCGGCGATCCCATTGTCAATAGCGGGCATTTACTTCGTTTACCTGAAAATCTCCGACCACGTACGCGCAATTGTAAATGAATACGGTCGTGGTTAGGCGACGCAATGTCGAGGGTCCAAGCGGATCACAGAGGCGTAGAAGAAATCGGCGAGCTCAACAAGCTCAGCCGGTGATTGTTGTCGCGGGGCCCCGGACCACCCGGAACCGTCGACGACGATTGCGACGCTTACGAACTAGGAGAGGAGGCATAGTTCCCCGAGGAAGCGGTTCTAGCGAGACATTCGTGTTTAGCAAAGACAACCTTATGGGAAGTGCTAGC